GCAGGCACATTCCCAGTGTAGCTCTGGTCAGTCATCTACTCTCCGTAAGGTGTGGTTCCAGATTCCATGATGGCCCTGGATAGGGTATTGACAGCATCCCTGGATCCAGGGGTATTGGCCAGACTGAAGGCCAGGGCCGGATAGTTCGGCATCGCCACATTCAGTGAGGCCATTTCCGAGAAGGCCTGGCCAGGATAGATGTAGTAGGGTACATGCGAAATGGGAGGTTCCACTACAGCGCCCCCTTGATGGAGCGAACCTGATTGCGCAGGCCCCATGGAGCGTTGGGCTGATTGGCCATCCACTCAAGAACAGGAAGCTGATTGGCCATTTGTGCCAGATCCTGCTGTCCCTGCGGTGGACCAGATACAGGGCTGGTGGTTATAGGCTCATTGGGATTCTGAGTCTCTGCACCAATGGGAACCACTCGACTAGCAGGATCCCCAAAGAGGGATTTGAAGTCCATGCCAGTGACATCAACGGAAGGAGCGGACGCCATTGGGGCGCCGCTCTGTTGAGCCTGATAAGCCTTCTGCTCACCATAGTCAGCATTGGGAATGTCCTGCTTGGGTTGGCCGATATCAGTTCGCTGAGAGAACCTTCCGGGTCCGGAGACCTTAGCTGGTGTGCTCATCGAATCCCTCCGTGATCTTCTGGAACTCTCGATCGTACTCACTGATCATGCTCTGCTGTATGGCCATCATGGAGTATGTGCTGAACATGTTGGACAAGGCGGCAGCTCCATTGGCTGCCGCCTGTAGAACGGGGACAAGGACAGAGAACCTGTCATGCCTGGCTGGTCGCAATTCGAACTCGGTCTCTTCCGTGTCCATACTCTCTCCCCGTTCTAATGGTTGGGCAGATCCGAGTCACCGAACTCACTCGAGCCACCCTTGGTCATGCCAGTGGAGACAATGATGTCACTGTCCCACTTCTGAGTAATGGTGGAAGGAGTCTGGTGGCGAGTCTCGCCCTCAGCGACAGACTCAAGGGGCTGCATCTCCCATGGAGTCATGGCCATACCGGCAAGCGTGTACCACGGGCCAGTCTTGGGATGATCAGGGAATACGCCAGAAGCGAGACCATCAACCTCTGGAGCGGAACTGTTGGTCTGGTAGACACCGCCAGCAGTGGCGTTGCCATCAGAAGTGACACTCAGTCCATCAGTAGCCATGTTTACTTCCTTACTGTCTTGGTGGCAGCAGCCTTGGCTACTGGCTTACTCTTCGGTTCATGACACCAGACGCAGACTGTTAAGCCATCCTCATCAGTCTGCCATGCTGGATCGCGGCCTATAAGGGCCGCGTACTTACACTTGTGATCAACCATTACATTCGCTCCGGCCAGTGCCAGGATCCACCAATGGACTTGGACTCATCCTGAGGGCAGCCAAACTCGAAGAAGAGACCGGATGGATTCAGGACTGCCATGCCAGTGAGTTCTGAATCCATGAAGCCAAGAATGTTCTGAGTCACGATTGCAGCTCGACACTCCGGCTCATACTTCTGACTACCATTAGGCAGTACTGGACTGCCATGACTGAGGTAGTGAACGATGCGACCAACGGTCGGCTTGTCTGTCATTAGATGGGAACCTGTCGCCTAGTCTTACTATTCATGGTTGCCTCACCGGAACTCTTCAGGTTACTGAGGAGCTGAAGCATATCCTGCGGTCCACCCTGAGAAGCCCCAGGAGGGCCCGTAGGCGTTCCGCCAGGACCTGGTTGACCAGGAGGACCAGGCTGCCCAGGAACGGCCCCTGGAGGGCCGTTCTGTCCCTCTGGTGGTGCCACTGTCTTGAATGCCTCAAGGACTGCTTCATGAGTCTGCTTGCCACCCTCGCGAAGCTTGATCACCTTGGCGAACTTCGTCAGCAGATCCGTTGGATCCTGACCCTGCATGGCGAGCTGACCAACAGACTGCATCATCTGCTGAAGGCCAGCCTTCATCGCGTCTTCGAACTGTTCGTTGTCGATCTGAGTCTGCATCTGCACCACGTCAATCTCCATCGGCAGTTGCCGTTGGACAAAGTCGCGCGATACAAGCTGATCGCCTCGCAGCTGGAGCAGCGCCACGATTGCCCTAGCCGGATCCTGTCCTGCCGCGAATCCATAGGTGATGTCAACGGTGTGATTGCCATTGATATCCTTGCTTGGTACATAGGTCTCCTCGAAGGGAGACCCTTGCACTACACCACGAATGGTCTTCTTCTCTTCGGGCCACAGCTTCTCGTCCATGTCGAAGGCCATCTCAATAGCGACACGGAGTGCTTCACTGATGACCTGCTGGCCAGTTGTGATGACAGTATTGAAGCCACCCATCAAAGCCTGAACACCCTTGCCAGTGATGATGCTGGCATCAAGGTTTCCAGACCTTACCTCAGGAGAACGTGTGCCAAGTCGCAGCTCCCTCTCAAGGAGCTGCTCTTCCTGGGCGGCGAACTGAGGCATATCCACGCCGACATACTTGATCTTGTCAGGATTGTCGGTGCGGATAATGGCATCGCCACCGAAGTTCATGGTCTGAACGTCGCGAGGAACTGCCAGTGGTGCACGTACAGCCTTCTCGGTTGCCTCAAGGCCAAGCATGGCCATACGAGACTTGGCAAGGTAAACCCAAGCGGCATCATCGTAAGCACCACGGATCTGGTGATCAAAGCCAGGACGCTTCGCCACGCTGATGGTAAGCCTGCCCATGGGGTTGGGCATCGTATCGATCAGCCTGTTGCTGTGAGCCGGGAGATACATGTAGATGTCATCGGCGTCAATGTACTTGACTACCTCAATCTCACGCTCGGCCCAGCCCTCATCACTGCCATAACCATTACTGGTACGCAGAACCCTCAGAAGGCTTGGATATTTCGCCACGAGGCTGATGGCCTCTTCGCGCCAGACCTTCGTATAGGACTTCAGATAGCCAAACAGGTCGAACTCTGGGTAGACGCCCATCGGGGATTCAACCCTGATGATCGGCATCTTCCTCTCAAAGTCCGGTTCAACCGAATAGACAGCCATGCCGAACGTTGAGTAGTGATCACAGAACTCAACCTGCTTGCCAGCCGGAAGTCTGGAGATCAGAGCATAGTGATTGGCAATCTTGGTCTTCTTGCTTGAGAACTTCCGACTACGGTCGGAGGTCTGCAAGCTGTTGTTGCAGTTGATGGAAGGCATCTGACCCATGACCTCTGAAGTGTCACGGGCAGAAGTATCAATCAGGTTGGCAACGATTGGCCGGGGCCATGCGTCAGGCATGGACCCGGGCATGACAGTATCGATATCACCGGAGCGGATGTCATTGACATCCCGCATTCGCTGGTCACGATCCCTGGCAGCAGTACGAAGGGTTTGAACCTTCTTGGCCACCTCATCTAGAGTGCGAGCCATGTGGACTCCTTAGCTGGTAACTGGAGCACTCCACGTAGCATTCCAGGTAATGGGACCGACGATGCCATCAACAGTCAGGCCCTTCTCTGCCTGGAACTGCTCACAAATATCCCGGCTGTGAGGCCCGTACCATCCGTCAATGGTGATACTCCACATTCGCTCAGCCATCTTACGCTGCCAGACACTGACATTCCCATCGTGAAGCATCGGAGACTGAAGCTTCAGATACTCACCGGGAAAGTCTGGAGCCTTCGGCACTGGAACGGGGGAAGGAGTAGGAGTGACTACGCCACCGCTGGCACGTCGGATGATCTCGTTGAACTGTGCACGCACGGCATCACCTGGGCAGTCAAAGTGACCCCCCCAGGAAGATCCACCCATACCATGCCATCCGAGTCCACGTTCACCCGGCTGGTTCGCAAGAGCGAGAGGCACTCCATACACACGGTGCGCCCAAGATAGAATCTCTGCCACACGAGAGATCTGTCCATCGGTGAGGGACTCTCCACTGACTGCCTCATTCTCCACGGAGATGTAGTTCGGGTTGCCTGCCATCTCGGCCCAAGCCTTGTCCTTGGTGTCAACCCACTGCTCGGCATAGCCATCCTTGCGAGTGCCGAAATGGGCACTCGCCTGAGCCGTTGGGTTATTGAACCAGGACTTGGAACCATCAAAGGTTCCATCCATGATGTGCACAACGACGCCATAGACCTCGCTCATGCCATCGACAGTCTTGTTGACGACCGGGCTGTAAGTCCAGCCAAGGTCAATGAGTGCCATCTACTTGCTCCACCATTCCATAGTTGAATCGCCGTGCATGGCCGACTGTGCCATGTAGTCAAGGTCTACTGTCATCTGCTTGCGCTTGTCACGCTCACTGGCCCAAGGGTTCTTCACGTGATATTCCACGGCGGAAACCTCTTCAACCAGTTCCCTGCAACGGATCTCCGCGAACCACAGAGCCATGACAGTGTCAGTCTTGCGTTTGGTCCGCTGGCCAGGCTGATCAGGTTCCCATGTGGTCAGCTGCTCGATCAGGGCACGCATACCCTCGCTGGTCTTGTTGGGAAGCCTGATCAGGTTCTTCTTGCTCTCCCAGCCATCAAAGAGCATGCTCATGGACGCGACCCCGAAGTCCGCGTCCCACTTGTTCGATCCCGTGAAGTGCTCCTTCAGAAGACATCCTCTGGATGCCAAGAAGCTCCTGATCTCACGGTTCTGGGTAACCATGAGGTTCATGGCGTTCTTCTCGATACGCCACTCGTTCATCTTGTACTTCACGGTCCACTCTTTGATCTTGTCAAAGAGATCATCAGGCTTGCAGTGTCCCTTGGCCCAGACCTCCAGGACCCACCTACAGCCAGTCATTCGGTCAAGCGCGATTACGACAGCGGCACTGTCGCCAGTCATGGCGGGGTCGAAACCACCAACGATATAGCAGCCCTCGGTTCCGCGAGGTCTGCCGTTCACTGTGTCCCCGTTCATGGGACCTGGCTGCCTGCCTCCATCGATACAGCCCATGACTGCCTTCTGATTGAAGATGGCATCATCGACTACTCGCTCTTGCTGATAGACAAGAGCCCAGTTTCTTGGAGACATGGAAGCCCTGCGCTTTTTGAGCGCAGGGCCAGTCCACATGGGATACAGGCCGTTCTCATTCTTCTGAACGAGATTGCGACCCACCAGTGAAACAGGTGGACGGTTCGTATAGGGCCACAGGGTTGTCCAGTCCTTCGGATCATCCGCGAACTCCAAGACCGCAGGCTGAGTCAGGTACGTCCACGGCGAGTTTTCCTCACCGTAGTACTCGTCCTTGATGATCTCACCATATAGGTCCGTTGGAGCAAGACGAGTTCCCACCAATAGGATTCGCCCGCCGGGATACGAGAGACGGTTGTAGACCTCACGCTGAAGCCAGTCCATCTGCTTCTGGTACTCGTGCGCGTTCTTACCAGTGACACAGTCATCAAGGATGATCAGGTCTGCACGAGAACCATAGATATGCCCACCAATAGACAGAGCCTGAACGGTGGGGTCCTTCTCTCCAGAGTCACGGAGATCAGAGCTGACATAGATCGAGTCGGCAGTCCAGGAGGCTGCATTGGCATCGAAGCCACCATCTGGAGCGAAGTCGATCTGAAGCTTTCGGTAGTTCGTGTTGTTCGAAGCCAGGCGATCCTTGATGCCTCGAAGGAACTTCTTGGCCATCTCCTGGGTCTGGGACACGATGATGATACGGATGTTTGGATCCTCGCAGATCCGATACGTCACATAGTTCGTCGTGATGGTCGTGGACTTCGCATGCTCAGGAGGAGTGTTGATCAGAAGGAACTCTGGTTCACCCTTGATGTACTGCTGACTGGGATGAAGGTTCCTCGGCTCACGTCCCTCAAGGACGTCGAGCCACTGGTGATGATGATTGAACATCTGAGTGTCGAGATACTTCTTGCAGAACTCCTCAAAGGACGGCATATCCTTGTTGGCTTCAGGCTGGATCTCAACGCGTGCAAGCTTGATCCTGTCATCCTGGCGACGGAACTCTTCATCCTGACGTCGCCAGTACTGAACAGCCTGGAGAGTGACAGTAGCCTCCTCTGCCGCCTTCGTACGACCGACACCCATCTGAGTGAGTCGCAGGAAGGCCCGCTTCTTCTCGGGTGTGGTCAGTTCTCGAAAGTTTGACATGAGGCCCTTATTAAAGAGTTCGCATTATGACGAAGTCATCTGGCGAACAACGGACT